TGGGTTGATTGTGTTGGCTGGTCCTAAGCTGATGCTCAGGAGTAAGATAGCCAGATTTTTCATCTCTTAATTCCTCCATTCTTTCCTCTGTCACCAAAGAGAAGAATGGAAGAATCAAGAGAATCGTATGATCTCTTAAATGAGTCGGTGCATCCTTTTTGGGGTATTTTGGATCTTGCCATGCACCATAATAGGGCAAAAAAAAATGCCCCGATGAACTTAATCACCGGGGCACCTTTGTTCATCTCAAAGCTTATGCAGAGAGTTGAACCACCATGTTGAAGCCAGGAGCCGAGCAAATCAGGTTACCGTAGTAACCGATACGGATCTCGAGGGCATCTGCGTTTCCGACTCGCAGACCTTCAAGACCTTCCATACCGTAGGTAAGGATGTGAGGCACCTTGCCGAGTGAACGGAGCTTCCAAGTAGACATAGTCAACACGTAAGCAGTCTGAGGAGGGCAAGAACGGTCAGCAAGGACCGTTACTTTTCCGTAAGCAGACTGGAACATGATACCGTCGAAGGCTACTTCGACTTCGTCATGCTTCACTTGAACGTATTGAACCTTAGCACCCAAGCTGTTCACGAGAGCAGCGTAGGAAGCGAAGTCCATAACGATAATGTCCGGCTTCGCACCTTCACGGTTAGCGAATGCGAGAGCATTGGTCATACCTTCTTCGATGGTGTATGCTTGAGCATTGTACCGAAGACCAGCAAGACGGGTCGGGTCAGCAGAGCGGTTCACGCCCCAGAAGTTGTCCGACACAGATGGGCTGGTAACAGGGAGCCATGCAGCCAGACCAGACAGAGCAAGGTAAGAACCAGTGCTGGAAGCACCAGCAGCAGGCAAGTCACCTTGAACGGTGAGGTAAGCAACGCCGGATCCGATTGCCCAGTTTGCAGACAGAGAAGCTGCCGAAGCAGTACCACGGATGATACCGTTTGCACGGTCAACCGAGGTAATCTCCACAACGTCAGTAGAAGGAGCACCACCGTCAGTTGCCGAAGCAACGAGGGTCATGCCCACTTCAAACGCCACGATTTGGTTAGCGTTAGACAGAGGGAGAACGGTTCCACCAGCGGTAGTACCAGACTGCGAAGAAGCAGAAGTGGTAGTTCCACGAGTAGCAGTTCCCGATCCAAACAATTCAAACGCAATGTTGTTGGTGATGTTGCGGAAACCGCCATCCATTTGAAGCTTCGCAGCATCAACGAATGCACCAGCGTTCGACTTAGTTTGCTCCATCAACAGGTTGGTGATGGTAACCAGCTGATAGTCACTGATAACGTACACGAAGAACGATGCCAGTTGAGTAGCAGTTTGGTTGTTTTGAGCAGTCGCAAAAGAGTGCGAACGACCTTGCGGTACGCCGTACTCGAGTGGAACTGGGATATATTTACCTGCGAATCCATCTGGGGATTCATCTTTAGGTACGAGTGCAAGGAAAGGGTTTTCCTTGTACACGAGGTCTTTCATGTACTCTTTCGAGTCTTTGTAAAGTTCCTTCAGAGCTGCAATCTGATTGGAACTATTTGCATAAACAGCAGACATTTTGCTATTTCCTTCTAGGCTCTCTACTGCTGGGGATTACTCCCTGCCCGGTAGATTACCTGTATTGTTATTTGTTATGAGCTATTTCAGCTCGCCTTTGAATGCGAGAAGTGCTCTTTCTCGAGCCGATAAAGGCTTCTGAGCACCGACCGAATTCGTTAAAGTTTTCATTTGTATAGTTTGTTGCTGCTTTTCAGAATTTGCTGAGAGTCTGTCTCGCACCTTCTTGATGTTCGACAATTTGAGTGCTTCTTCCACAAGATAATCTTCGACTGCTTGGGTTGCCTCTTCCACGGTGAGAAGTTTACCTTCTTCCTGAAAAGTACGCTCAATCAGCTCTACGACATCCTTTGTCGCATTAGCTTGCTTAACAGTCTCAAAGTTGGGATCCTTAGACACTAGGTCTCGAACCTCAAGAGTGATCTGCTTTAGGGCTTGCTGATATTGCTGGGATTGTGAGTCTTCGATTTGTTTGCGGGTACGGTCTTGTTCTTCTCTGAGGGTGCGAAGTTCTTCCTGTATCTCTGATCTCATCCGAGCATAGGCTTGTGCTTCGGGAGACTGTGCAGCGATTGCTTGTTCTGAGATGTCATCATACGAGATCCCTAATTTAGCTAGGGTAGCATAAGCATTAGACCGAATATCGTCGATGGAAATATACTTCGACGGGTCAAAGCTTGCTTTGTTGGTGATCTCAGCTTCACGTGCTGCGAGTGCCGCTTCTCTTGCTTTTAAAGCTTGCTCCTGTTGAGCTGCCTTAGCTCGGAGTGCTTTCTCTTTCCTCGCAAGAACTGCGTACTGGGACGAGAGAGGTTGATCTTTCGCTTCTTCTCCTTCAGAAGGAGTGGACTGAGTTGCTTCTCTGTTATCCTTACTGGATAGGTCTTCTTTAGTGTCGGTTTTTCCTGACACTGCCTTCATTTCTTCAGGGCTAACAGAGTTTTGATCTACCTGCGGGGCACTCCCCATAAGGGCTGCAATGGCCCTATCACGGGAAGAATCAGGTTGTGTTTGGGATTGAACGGCATTTCCCTGTACGATAGGGGCAACGGTAAAAGACATTGTATCTCCTTGTTATTGTTTTACTATTGAACAAATGGTAATTGTCCGGGGTTTGTAGCTTCTAATAGTTCTGGTCTCACTTTGTAGATAATGTGGCCGATAGCAAGTATCTTGCTAATGTCCTCATGATCCACCGATTGCCAGATCATCGGGTGATATTTTTTGATGTATTCAACACCAGCACCTACTTCAAACTCGATTAGTTCTTCAAGTTTCTTTTCTAGGTCTTTGCGGCTGGACATGCGTCCTCCTTATTGAACTGCGTTAGGCACTAGGGGGGACTGTGGTAGTGGTGCTGGTGCAGCTTGAGGAGGATTAGGTGCCCCACCGGGCATAGGTGCTCCTGGGGGAGGTGCAGGTGGCTGCGAGGCTTTTACGAGCATTTGCACCTGAGAATAGAACGTGCGAAGCATTTCGGATTTTTCTTCTTCGAGCTTGGCAGAAGAGTAAAGGTTGTAATATTGCACCACAAGCTCGTTTGCGAGTTGTAGGTCCATGAAAGGGTCTGGTGGAGTGTAGATGCTATCCTCGACAATCTCGTCTAGGATTTGGAATATACGCTCCTCAGAGGCATTTGCCAGCTTCTCTACCTGCTCTAGGTCTGGGTAATCCAACAGACGACGACCTTCTTTAACGCTAATCATACCCGCTTGGATCATCTCTACGATCTTAGCTTGGCGACCAGCTGGGTCTCTAGGGAGGGAGGACATGTTGAAGCACTGGATGACGAACTTGTCCTCGAGGAGGTCTGCTTTGGGGAGGTCAATCTGCCTTGTACCGTCTTTGTTGGGGTACACCGTGGAGTAAGATCCTTCCCTCTCACAAATTTCTTTGGCTAGGTCGATAATCTGGTAAGCAAGGTCTACGTAGGCTTCGTCCCATTTGCGTGAGAATGCCGCCATTCGGTCCGTAGAGATGTCATCGTAGGATCGTATAGCTTCGCCGCTGTTGAGTCCTGCTGGCTTCTGTGCTTGAGCATCGAGGCTTGAGATACCTTCTTGCTGGTACCCGTAGTTGATGAGCCTTTGGAGCTGGGCGTACATCTCTTGTGGTACCGCTGGAGCTACCTCGTAGATGGGCTTAGTACCTGAGTAAGTTACTACGACACCTACATCGTTGTTCATGGCCGCACGGTTGACTTTGGATCCTTGCTCCACGAACACCCGAGGTACACCGACCAGCTTGATTGCCCTCGAGATGGTGAACAGCAGGGAGTTAATCTCGAGCTGTGTTCCCATAAGGCGTTCGGCAATACCTTGTGCCCAGAATCCGAGGAGGCGTTTGCTGTAATGTAAGAAGACGAATGGGAAATGTGGCTTGGCGTACTCTTCGTCGAAGATGACACCGCTGGAGCATACGAGTGAATGGCGACCATCACCTGCATCTTTACCGGATGGGAGCCTCCACCCTTCCACCACCATTACGAGGTCAGATACTGTCTTGGAAGCTTCTGAGCTTCCGTCGATGAAAGCTTGTTCTGCTTTGTTGATGGTAGAACGGTACTTTGGGTTAGCTTCTGCTAGTACACTACGGTCTACCAGTTTTACTTGGTAGAGCTGTCGTGGTTCACCGTAGATGGATTCGTTGGCATCTGTGAAGAGTTCAGTTTGTAGTACCCTCTCGAGTCCTACACGTTGGTCTTCTGTTTCGAATACCTTGATGCACCCAGTTCCTGTTACCAGTGCATCTCGGAGCATGTCTGCCATCTTGGGGTACGCTTTTGTTTGATAGAGTTCCCCAACGATAAAGTTGTTAAGTTTCTTAGCAAGGTTGCGTTGCTTGTAGTCGGAATTATCGGTGAGGAATACTGGCGTAGGGCGGTTCTGTCCAATCTTCGACACTAGGGTGTCGATAGACGACGAGATAATGTTGAAGGTAGGACGGTCACCCGGGAGACCTTGGGTTTGGTCCATCTTGGACATGTTCTGTCCAATGAAGTTGAAGAGCGTATGGTTACCGTATAGACGGGCGTAGATGGCTGTTTGCCTTTGGCGGTACCCTTGTGATTCTTTGAGATAGGCTGCGGTTGCCAGCAATTCTTCAGCGAGGGCATGGTCAGATTTTGCTTTCCACCATTGGAAGGTGTTTGGAGCGTTCTTCTTGTCCACTGTTTTTGCGACAATTACGCTTTCTGTTTTTGCTGGCGTTACCTTCATGCTTCATTCTCTAAATTTACTTGGACACCGCCGTTAGAAGACCAGAATAGAAGTTCTTCTTCTGTCAGTGTATCTGTTTCAATTTCACCCTGAACGTCAGCAGCTGCTTCTGTCTTGCGGCTCTTTGTTGCCTTTTCTGGTGCAATACCGTTGAGGGTGAATTCAAAGTCACCGCTCTTGAAATAGTGAATACCTGCTTCCCTGCAAGCTTTAGCGAGCTTCTTCAGCTCTTTGGCTGTAGGGATAGGCATTAGGCACCTTTTTTCTTCATACGGGAGCGGATCTTACCTACACGATCATGCCCGTCTTCGAGCTGGTGACCCTTGAGGTTGGATCCACGTGGTTGTTTGGAGAGTTGGCTATCGTCGTACTTGCTGTAGGATTTTGCCTTAATGTTGTACGACTGGTCTACGGCTGGCCCTTCGAGGTTATTGGCTTCGAGGTCAACCATATCGTCTTCTACGGCTCCACCTTTGGCAAACTTCTTACGGCTAAGGACTTTCTGAGCAACAGACCCAGATTCAAGGTCAGAGATTTCTTCAGAATGTCCACACTTGGAACACACATGGTGACTCATTTTACTCTCCACTTCCCCGCCTTCGGCCAACTTTTCGGCAGCGTATTCCCGAAAAGCCGGAGTGCTTGCGTTTTCAGCTGGGTTTCCGCCATGAGCTTTCTTAGCTTTGGCTTTGCGTTGTACATCGTATGCGATTGCTAGACTTTGTTTCAAGGGTTTCCCTGCCTCTACTTCAGTTGCGACATTCTTTTTGAATGATTTTTCGGACTTTCCTTTAATGAGGGGCATTACTCGATCTCTTCTTCTTCAGGCATTTCCTCTTCTTCACCGAGGTGTTCGCCTTCTTCGTGTGGTTCAGCGTCAAGGATGTGGAATGCGGCACGAAGGGCACCAATTACACCGGGTACATCCCCACCTTTAACGGCATCAATGAGTTCCATGGCGCACTGTTCCAGACCTTCGTCTTCTACAGCTTCTTCTTCCATCCCCATCTCATCGCCCATAGGCATTTCTTCGCCCATTTCTTCTTCTACGGGCTTCTTTTTCATAATAGCGTCTACGATACTAAATTTTGGCATTTCTGGTCTCCTAGCTATGTAGGTTTTTCCTAAAAAGGATCAATAATCTTCAAAAATGTTCCATTTTTGTTCATTTTCGATACGGGCAGCATTCTCGAAGTGTTCTACCGCATTGTTCCACATTTCGTCCGTTTGGGCTTCTGCCCACTCCTTGGTGCCATACTTGGCCTTCTTTGGGGGTTCACGGTAGGTGAACGCTGGAGACTCTTTAAAGGCGTATAGGACTGCGTCGATGATGTCTGAGTGTGGTTGCTTCTTTACCACAATCCGGTCAGGGGTAGACTTCTCCCAGTCGATTTGGACGATGTAGGAGTCTTGGGCGAAGCGTGAGGATCCTTTAGCCTTGAAGCGGCCAAGCCTCAAAGCATCGTTCAGGAATTCCACATTCTGCTGCTTCAAGGCTTTGTCGGCAGGCTGCACTGGGATATGCTTTTGCCTACGGATCTCTTCTGCGATCTTTTTACCGAGGCCACCTTCATCGACTACCATCTTGTCGAATTTGTACCTACGCTCCAACTTCTCGATCTCTTGGGTCAGTTCGGTGATACCTTGCTTTGCTATCACCACTTCCTCGAGGAGGTAAGTTACAGGCTCATCTTCATTCCAGCCTAACACCGCTAAGGCATCTGCGTCCCTGAACCCCAAGTCGATACCGAGTATGTAATGCCACTTGGCGGGGTCGATAGGTGGAAGGGCAGTGTAGTGGTTTACGTCTTCCTTGTACTGGATCCAAAGGGAATGGACATCGAGTACCCACTTGTTTCGCCATTCTCGAAGGAGGGTGGGGTTATTGTCTGCCCATTCTCGCTTCTTCTTGAGTTCTGCAATGAACTTTTCAGGGTCAGGCATGTGTGGGTTTTCGAGGATAGTCCAGCCGTGGTAGCTGTAGCCGTATTTTCTGTTTTGGGTAATGTCGAAGAAGTACCCTCGAGGTACAGGGCCGGGTGTACCTGTAATAGCAAGCCATCCGTCTTTGTAGTCGGAAATGGATGGTGTAAGGACATCGTCGATTAGGGATTGAAGGTGTGTACCGAAGTCTTGTCCTTCGTCGATTGCGATCGCTGGGTACTTACGACCTTTGAGGCGTTTGATGAAGTTCTTCATGTCGGCACCCATAAGCTTCAGCTTTGCACCGTTAGGGTGTTGGATGGTGAGCTTGGATTCTGTGAAGGTGTAACCAAGGCTGTATTTGTCGTTAAGCTCTTGCATTACGGGCCACATGATCTCAAAGGCTGAATCCCGTGTCAGGGCTAGGTACACGCTTTGGGACTTAGGGTGGCGATCCATGGTCTTAGCGAAGCGTATACCGAGTCCTGTGGTCTTTCCTGAACGTCGAGAACACTGGGCTACTAGGAATCTGTT